AAACTCATAATTTCTTTTTCAAACTCTAAATATTCCTTTTCCTTATGCGTATCCGCATTTAGAAACGATAGAATATTATATCCCTCCTTTTTCTGTAATGCTCTAGAAAAGATACGCAGAGAATCCTCTTGAGGTCCAAGATATCCGCGGCACACCAAATAGCGTTCGGAATTAGCCGCCCTGCTTGTCTTCGGTTTTGTAATTGTCCATTCGCGAAAATGCCGTGTTGTAATATAAAGCATTTCCAAAGTGGGCTGAAGAACCGTATCAAAAAACTTAATAATTAGAACACCACCATTTTCTAGCACTGAAAGACCAAGAAGGATTTCTGCTAGTAGCAACTGGATTACATTTTCTTCTTGATTATTAAAATCATTTGTGAAATCAAATCCACCGTCTGCTGTATATAGATGGGCTTTACCTCCACTGCTTTTCTTAGCGAGAATTTGCTTGAAGACGGCGTGATTTTCCAGATTATATAAATTTCCGGTATTATCCGCACCATATGTAATTTCAACACTCGGATTCTTATGCAAGAATGCTTGTGATTTCTTCCATCCCGGAATATTTTTATCAGTTGATTTAAGTGTCATAGCAAGGGTTCCTTGAAGAGTATACCCTATCTTTAGTGAAATATCAACAATTGCTTCTATAAATCCACCCGGTCCTTCGGCCGAATGAGCTGTTATAAAATTAGGTGGAATACTTTCTGCTAAACTAAGATTTTGCCAAATTTCAACCATTTTATAGTATGAACGGCTTAAGGGAATTTTTTTGGCTACGCTATACTGCATGCGACGAGCAAGAGATAGGAAAACAAATTCATAGGGATTTGTAATTTTCTTATATTCGTCCCATGTGTTTTGGTGATCCATATCATCAATACGATTCTTAAGGCGATGTAATGTCATTAAGATAGGTGTTAATGCTGCTGAAAAATGGTTTTTCTGTTCGCCCTTTAATCTAGTAAATTTGAGGTCGTAACGCATATAATGCGATTGGGGACCACCGGGAATCCAACGAGCATGTGTTTTATCAGCCATACTTATTTAGTGGCGGCGGGGTTTAGATGGCGTAGATACAGCCGGACAAGGGCACCAGCAGGTCCTCCCATGATGGCTTTGAGTCCTTTCTGTGGAGTCCACAGTCCGAGGCCGTTTTTTTCGCGTTCATCCTTCCGAAGATTGACTGAACGCGGATCGACCCAAACCGCATGTACACGCTCTTGAGCGGCTTCAAAGTCTTTCCGAGAAATCTCGGCACTGAAAATCATATACTGAAAATACATATTGGCTTCGGGGTAGTCACTATGTGTTGATGTATAGGCTAGATTACGATGAAGCTTAAGATTTTTGATAGAACAAGGTAAAATTTTGGATTCCTCTTCAACTTCGCGTTGAATTGTGTATTCCAGAATTTCATTTAAAAAAGGTTCATGGTCCTTGTTTCCGCCAACAAGACGCTTTGCTGCTAGCATCTCCTTCTTCTCAACCTGTCCCTTGATGGGTTCCCAATTATTATGGTCTTTCGATCCACCAAGGGGTTTATTCCAGCGATGAACTATTGCAAATCCTTTTGGGTTGTTCTCCCCCTTGATGGTTAAGAATACACAGCAACGGAGAAAGATTTTTGCCTTAGATTCGGGCATTTGTACGTAAACATAGTCCTTATCGTATTTATCAAAGTGGTAGACTCCTAGCTTAGCCCCAGGTGTAAAAATATCCCAGAAAGTGTGGCTTCCATCGGGTGTTTTTAGTTTTTCCATTCTATCTACACTATCTACACTAAAGTAATTTCCATCTCCTCATAATCTACAGTGACTTCCTCTTGGTCGGGAAGTGTGGCCTCAAGGCGAAGGCGGGGTAAAGCACACGCATCATCCTTTCCACCACCGAGAGTACGCGCCTCATAGAGAGCAGCTTCCTCATCTTCTTCTGTGAACTCTTCCTCCTTCTCAACTGATAGGTCAACACCTGTGGCTTCACTCATGAACTTCTTGAGCGAATCTTCATCCAGCAGAATTGATGAGAATGATGTGCCACCACGAATAGGCTGGCCCGTCATGATATTGGCTGAGACACCTGTGATTGGGTCCAGTTCACCGAACAAAGCAGCACGTAGCATAATATCTTCCGTCTGCTCGAAAGATGCCTTTGCTAGAGGCCCAATATTGTTCTTATTGATACCATAGCGGTCCACTGTCATGAGCTTACCCTTCGAGCAGATTACATCGCAAAGGAGGCCAAAGTGGCGGTAGTTCACGTTATTATCTTCGAAAAGACCACTGATTTCCTTGAGTAGAACAGCACGGGTTGCTTCAATACCCAGATTTGCATAAATGTCATGGATGTTATTGCTATAAAGCTTGCTGGGGTCAATATCAGGATGGCAGAGTACATCGAGGAAGTTTGTGCCATCCGTGTCAAGAACAAACTGGTCAACCTTCTCATAGCGACCGGCTGCAGGATTAAACTCAAAGAAGTCCTTGACATAACTGAAGGTGACCGCACGGAGGCCAGTTACACCGCGTACAAGAGTATTTGTCAGCAGATTGTTCTGTAGCTTCTTGAGTGCGATTAGGTCATCCATCGGGTCTCCAGCATAAGGATCCTCAAGACGCATACGGATAATCAGTTCATCGGCGTTGTAGTCCGTATAGGCGGTTTCCAGACCAAAGCGACGCTTGATTACATAGAGCACATCCTCCATGGTGATATTCTTGAGGAACATCTTGTCGCGGTCAAGCTCAAGACGGAGAATCCATGGGCTACGCTTTACGGTGGCGGCATCTTCACCCGAAGAAGCAATAGCAGCAGCTCCTCCTGTGGATACAGCAGGCCCCAGTGTCTCGTAGGCCAGGAAGAATGAAAGCCACTCTTGGTCTTGAGCAATAACAGTGGCCGAGTCGCGAGGATCAAAGTAGATACGAGCAACTGTTACAATGTCCATTAGCAGTGTAAACTCTAGTTCCTGTGCTATGCGACGGGCCTCCTCCTTGGACTTACGAAGTTCGGGCTTCAGGTAGATTGACAACACAGATGCCTTCGGATTACGGGTTGCCTTGAGTAGTTCCTTCAGACGGGGAATACCACGAGTTCCAGCAGACTTTGCTGCTACACCTGCCAAGTGGAAAGTGTTCAGCGTCATCTGCGTTGAGGGCTCACCAATACTCTGTGCTGCAATGATACCCACCATTTCACCAGGGAGACACCACGCCGCCCAATTCCTGTTCACAATCTGCGTGGCCAGCACTTCTAAGGCGGCCTGCGTGAAACCGCGACGCTGAAGGTTCTGCGGATTCATGTGGTAGCGGAGAAGAGCCGCCCAAATCTTGTTGCGGGGCATCGTACGCTCCTTGATACGCTCAATCATTGCTAGAACCTGTCCACCAGTCACCTTATTGGGCTCATCCGGATTCAAGTTAAACTGAAGGGCGATATTCTTGATGGTACGGTCTAGATGAACAGGGCCAGCGACCGTCTGCTTGTCCGTCTTGATAAGCTTGCTACCGAGAACACCTTCTACCAGCATGTTCCTGTCCTCCTTTACGGCGGCCACAAAGGCTTCGCCATCCGCACCTGCATCCGGAATAGCGAACTGCTCCTCAATCTCCGCGTCGGAGAGGCCGCCGATGTTGAGCGGCTGGTACTCAATCTTGGTTGAGTTCGTGCCATCCTCACCATAAGAGAACTGAATAATCGTGCCCGCCGCATCACGCACCGTCTTGTCGTGCTGGGTCATCAAGTCCTCCATCGCCTTTACGAGCTGACGCTGAAGATATCCAGTATCGGCCGTATCACGAACGTGAAGACCGTTTGCCAAGCAGAAGTTAAATGTGCTGGGAACAGTCAAATCATAAACCTTGGGATAATCCTTAGCATCTAGCAATTGAATGTCTACAATTTCATCAAAGACGCAGCCGCCCTGCTTCCCAAAATTCCTGTGCTCGGAAGTCGCTTTCATTTCAGACAACTTCTTCTGCTTGGAAGCAAGGATGAGCGGCACCTTCTCGGCGAAACGTGAAGCCCACTGTGACCGGATTGCCAAACAATGAACAGGATTAATATTCTTCGTGCCTAGATTGTTGGACTTGATGATTTTCTGAGATACCTTTCCGAAGATTCCAACACGTGTACAAAGCATGCTGATTCCATCAATCAGAGCAGCAGAAGAAGAAGAGCAGTCTACCGAATTCTCTGAGACTGTTCCATCACCGGAGAAATAACCATTCAAGAGACCAATGATGAATTCCTCAGGAGCAGCAGCCGCAGCAGCAGGTACATGCTTTTCAGCGGCTCCATGTCCAACTAGTTCTGTGATGAACTTTGCTAGAATCGTTGAGTATCCGCGGACACATGAACTTGTTCCACCAATATGATTTGTCTTGATTTCCTCTGATGTCTCAAGATGCTGCTTGGCAAACCACTGTTTAACGAATTCTCTGATTCCAGCATCATTATTAGTAATCTGAATGTATCCCGACCTAATATCCGCATTTCCTTCTGCTAGGAAAAGACCGAGGAAAATGCCATTTTCATTGTTGAGTTGGAAAACATCGGAAATTAGTCCATGATCCCGATTGGTCGTAAAAGGGTAAATATATCCTGCCTTAATATTTTCCATATTTGAGCGAACAGTGGCACGCTGTAACTTTGCCTTACTATCATAAGGAACTGTGAAATCAGTGCCATTTGCAGATGACCACCATCCACTAGTTATCTTCTTCTTGCCTTCCATTGTCTTATTCATAGCGGCCACTGCTAGCAGATATTCGCTTCCATAGAGATACTTTGTCTTAGGCATATAGGTTTCTAGCATAATTTCCCGCTGCTCTGTTGGAGGAGCAGGCAGGTTGGCAGTCGTTGGAACAAAATCGCCGAGATGAACGTCGGGAAGTGACTTCTTCTCAAAACCTGTACCATTCCACACAAGAAGAGATTGCGACTCTGTGACTGTAACTGATTTTCCTGCTAGAGTCTTAATCGCATATAGTGTTTGACCGGGGTCATGGCGGGTGACGGCCACGATTTGACCCCAGGAGACATTTCCTTGAGCGTCTGTGGTAGGAATGTGCGTCATTTGACTGAGACTGAGCATCTCCATATTCCGCTCTTGGAAGTGCTCAATATTCTCCACCTTCTGCTTGAGATGCGTGTCAATCCATTCGCCAATCGCAACAGTCTTCATCTGACCGTTCTCTTGGATAGTAATCAGGGTATCACCCGTGACTGACTTAACAGCTGTATCAAT